CATCCATATTCCATCATACAACCCTGTATTCCATAATCATCAATTACAAATCTTGCAGTTTTCTCATCAAATCTAATAACAGATATTTCGTTATCAAGTTTTATAATATCTCCTTCGTATATCTCAACTTCGTTTTTATCTTTTAATCCTGTGCATTGCATAAGAATAATATTTTCAAGTAATATAGTGCAAGTAGTGTTATCTCCATCTGAATCAATATAATATAGCTGAATACGATTTTTACCAACATATCTGAATCCAGTTAGATAATACATACACTTCCATACTTTATTCCACACTCTATATTTAATCTCTCTCATAAGCATTCTCCTTATATGGTTCTGGTAGTGGTTGCCATGCTATTATCTTGTCGGTTATTTCACTGAATTGTTCATTGAACTCAACACTTTCATACCACCCTTTAGGAACCATTTCACATTCTTCTTCCTCATAGTCTAAGTAATTTTCCCAGTCATACATGCTATCTTCTGTTTTCGTTGTTCCATCATGGTAGAATGCCTTACTAACTATTCCGAAAGTTTTGTTATATAGTTCGTTTTTAACCTGTCTTTCTACTGTTATCAATACATCAATTTCATTTGTTGGTAATCTCTCACTAACTGAAATCCATCCGTTGTTTAATTGTTGTTGAAGTGCGGATATTGAAACTTTCATCATTGTAATTCTTCCGTCTAAATCATCGTAAACTTCTTTTCGTTCCTCTTCTGTTAAATCGCCTGTTCCGCAAATATCTTCATATGTAGCTCTATCAAACTCATATAAGTTTAATAATTCTTTATGCCACTGGATTTCCTTTTCAATCTCTTGCTTATTCATCCTTAATCTTCTCCCTTCTGCACTCCTAACCATTTATAATTTAATTAACTAATTCCAACAATCACATGGTATAATATCATTAAAATTTATCTGACTATCATTCCACTCTTTGTCATTTTCCCATATGTCGGCTAGTTCCTTTAGTGACTTATCTTTAAATACGGTATGTCCTATTTTCTCTTCGTATTTTACTGCTAGATTGAATTGTTCAGGGTATTTAGACCAATATATTCTCCATGAATCTTTACCAGCCTTAAAACAAGGAATACAGTTGTTATGGTTTAAATCATCGTATGCTTTTGGAAGTTTTATTTTCCATTCTTCTGTGATTATTCTCTTTATTTCATCACTTGGAATCTTTGCATCAAATATTGGGAAACTAGTCTTTCTTCCGATTGCTTCGTTTCTTGCATATGCTCTTTGAACTCTCCTATATTCTTCTGAACCAAATCCTACATACTCAATAAAATCATCATCTAGTGTTTTATAATATTGTTCTTTCATTTTTTGCTTTAACTGTTGCGTGCAAAATGGAATAAATTGGCCTGGTATACAATGATTGTCTTCTATTATCTCCCAGATGTTTCTACCATCTCCCCATTCTGTTATCGGTAACCCTATATATCTTGCAACTTGATGTCTAAATATATCTGCATCGTGGTTCTCGCTATAGGTAGGTGTATGCAATAGTGTAATGTCTTTCTTATCTTCTTTTTGTGCTACCATCCAAGCCACGTATGCGCTCGATATGCCACCTGAATATAATATTATGTGTTTCATTTCTACACTCCTAACCATTCGTAATTGCTCCATTATGCTCTGCATATGTATAACAAGACCAATTTCCGTTTTTGGTTTTATACATATCTTCTAACATAATATCTACATCAGATTTAATTACATTGCCATTAATGTCTTTCATGATTTCATTACATTTCTCTCGGAAACGTTTTTCTACTTTTTCTGGTGTAGTAAATATTTCAAGAAATGGATAACAGCAAAATTCTTTGTAATAAAGCATATTATTTTCTAGAATTTTTACAGTAGCTTCCCAGTTGCCATTATTCCATTCTCTAATAAATCCTTGTTCTTTGGTAACTTTCATTTCTTCTTTTCTGATTACTTTATATGTATCTCTTAAGCTTTGTGATTTCTTTAAAGCCTGTTCGTAATCTCTAAATACAGTATTATTAATATTTGGCGTCCAAAATGTTATAAAGCAATTACCGCCTAATCTTTTAGCCGAATATCCCATGTAGTCATAACACTTCCAGAAATGGTCTATAACACCTGTTTCTATAACATCAAGGACTATTTTGTAGATTGTATCTCCTTTTACGAAATCTGCTTTAGTATTTTCTTTTGGTTCTATGCTTTTTAGATAATCAAGCAACCAGACTTGACCGTCCAATCAACTCACCTTCTCTCAATTTCTTATTCTTCCCAAATCGGTGTATATAACTTATCGTTAATAATCTCCAAAAGAGATTTCTTATTGCTAAATCTAACATCTTCTTTAATAGTTCCAATCAACCTACAATGCTTAAGTATTTCTACAGGGTAAGCGTGGAAATATTCATTATCGATTGTTCTAAAATGCCATTCATAAGGGTAACGAATTTCTATGTATTCATCTTTCTTAAGATTAATCTTTCCTTCTCTTCTGCTTACAAGATGGCTGTTTCCACTGCTCCAAAACTCATCAGTTACTACTTGCCATATCTGCCCTTGCTCTATTTGTGTCATATTCTTGCAACGTCTAGACATCCAATCACACCATTTTTCAAATGCTGATATAATAGGGATTACGTTACCTGTGCTTGCCCATCCTGCAAATCCTATAAATCCATCACTATTAAATGAAATGCACTCTCTACGACTAAAATAAGAGCCGTTAACCTGTATAAAAGCATATTGTAACTTTCCATTTTTGAAGCACTTATCTTTTTTCCGCATAGGTGATAATGACATATTCATTTCTTTTGCATTACTTCCACCATCTTCTAAATATTTTTTATATGATTCATCTATGTATAATAAAAGTTGTTCAAGTTCATTTTGACCTATATCACCATAACTAAGGTTACAGTCTTTGAAATATTGTCTTGCTTCTTCGTTTGTCATTTCTTCTTTCCATCCTTTCTATTGGATTGATAAAGGAATTTTGTCATATTCCCGTTCTTATTACTTCCTATTACCTGTTTCTTACCTGCTATTTTTATATATTTCATACTGCACTCCTTGCACTTGGGTTTAACCGAAATCTTACTTTGTCCCATTCAACAGTAAATTGTTTCGCCCAATCATCCTTTTCAACAAAGTTATCTATTATGTGATACCTGCGCTTTACTTTATACTTTCTGTATGCGTAATTAGAAACATTTGCTACACTGATTCCTAATACGCTAGCTATTCTTGTCGGTGTAGAATTTTCAAGTATCAATTCATTTGTTTTAGTATCTAAAACATCATATAAACTAGACAAAATATCACTCCTTTCAGTTTCTGTTTAACAATCTTTCTTCCATGCTCTGATAATCCGTTGCTGTATAATCACGCTGTGGAAATTGGTTGAATTTATTTGTATTGCTTTTTACAAATGGTTTTATATTGCTTTTATTCGAATCATCATAATTGCCATCTAAAACCTTAACCATGTTACTATCTTTAATTAACCAATCAAATGTTGCACTCCAGTTACGATCATTAGTACCTTTTAAGAATTTACTATTTTCAGCTTTCTCGAATAGTGTTCTAAAATCATCAATAGTATGAATTTTTAATCTAGCATTAATAGCTTTCTTTCTTGCATCAGATAACTTTGATAATTTAGGAAAGGAAGGGCAAAGTTGATTGTATAAATCAACTATAGTATTATAATTTACATTGTTTACATTGTTCTCATTGTTGTTTGTGTCTTTTATTGGTCTTTCAATGGTCTTTTTATGGTCTTTCTGTGGTTCTTCTGTGGTTTCATAATCTTGGTAAACACTGTAATTTACTATGCTTATCGTGGTTTTTTTACGGTCTGATTTCTTGACTAACATTGAATCAATTTCTAACGAATTTAGAAAGTAACGAACTTTGGATTTACTCCATCCCCAACGCTCCATTAATTTCAATTCAGATGTAATAAAACTCCCACGTTCTACGGTTATTAATTCATCACCAAAAGGGAAAGTAGCATCTTTGTGATTTGCCATTAAGATTAAGTCAATAAATGCTTGGCCTTTTGAAAATGGTTTATCTTCCCACAACCAATTATCTTTGATCTTACGTTCCAGTCTTATCCAACCTTGCATTTAATCACCTACCCTTATGAAAAATGTAAAAGGCTTTAATACATGCAATTCGTCGGTTAGTTTAATATAATCTTCACCGAATTTTTCTAGGAAGTCATATATTAGTTTATCTTCTTCTGTTTCATAACCTGTTAATGCTTTCTGAATAAAGATCTCATCTCTTATACTCATAGCTTCGTTAAAAAGCCTTTTTACTCTATCCTGCATCTAATCACCACCTACTAAAACAGTTAAATCATATCTATAATTGACTTTAAGTTTCTTGCATGGAATCAGAATACTAATCCCTTTTATGTCTGATTCGCTAAAACTCTTTTTATTACTTGAATGAACTATAAAATTAAATTGTGCTATCGGGAGATAATATGTATTACCAGTACTTCTAAAATTTAAAATGAATCCTGCATTGCAACCATACCCACTCGCTTTTATTAGTTCTTTGACTTGATGTTCTTTTATCTTAGGATTACTTCCTGCGTAGCTTATAGCCTTATCCTTAGTACTTTTTAACTCTAGACAATACATATTACCTTTGCGGTATAAAATGCAGTCATATGGCGATTTTAGAGCGAATCTTTGTGTACTATTTTCTATGTCAAAACCAATACTGGAATCATGCAATCGCTGATAATATGTATCTTTTGGTATTGATTTCTTGAAATTTTCTTCGAATATCTTTCCTTGATTCATCGTTCTCCTTTCTTCCAGTGGCATTAAGCCACCGGATATAGGAAGTCTAGTTATGTGTGATATGTTATACTAGACAAGGACTGGTTAATAAGTATCTATAGCCAAGACCTACCAAACTCAATTATGAACTCTGCGCGTGTTCCATAATGTTCTTCATAGTAGGTCTGCGCTAATCTTTTTAAATATAAATCTAATTCTTTATTTCCTTTATGTACTGCGTCGTTGCTATCTGTGTGCCATCTTGGATGTAATGGAACTACAAAACCATACTTTTCTGATATCTTTCTATTAGCAGTTCCGAAGAAAATATGATGAATGGCAACTACATTTGACTTACACACGAAACAGTGTTCTAAATCATCTGTAAGTACGCTAAATAACTTTTTCATCTAAACACCCCACATTGCTTTCATCTTTGCGAGTTCATCTGGTGTTAATGTTTCTATTCCTAACTCTTGGCATTCACTAACAACACCGTCAATGAATTTACTCATTTCTTTTGTGTCATATTCACTCGTTCCTTTGATTAATCTATAATGATTAAATTCTTTACCATTGACATTTCCACTACCAATATAAGCGCAATGTATTTCCATTTTACTAATATCTATTTTTGATTGAATTGAGAATACAACCACGTTCCCATCACTATCCGTTTCATTAGTTCCATATCTTTGTAGCATTTTCTCATATACTTCGTCTTTGCTTGTGTTGAGTACTTCTGCTATCTCAGACATTAACTTCCACGCGTATGCGTTAGCATCAAGGCTTCTTTTATTTCTAAACTTGTCTACTTTGATTTTTAACTTATCAATATCTTTAAGTTTTTGATATTCATTAAGCAGGAGTTGTTTTTCATTGACAGTGAATGTAATTTCTAGGTTGTTTGTTATGTAATCATTGCCTATATGTTTAATTTGACCTGTGAATTCCATTAACTCGCCTTATCTTTCATATTTTCTAACTTAGTAACAGCTTCAACATATTGTCGTATAGTAAGTTGTTCGACTGGTACAGTGAAAGTAGTAGATATATCTAACCCTTTTCTTTGACATAAAGCTTTTAATGTTTTGGCTTCAAGGCTAGATATTACTTTTTCGCCAAAATCCTGTTCTTGGTTTTTATCATATTTAGTTTTATCTGCTTCCCAATAAACATCTGCACCAATGCCTAATTGCTTACATGCTACTGATATTGCATCTGTAGTAGCCATTTTATAGCATTCATCAGATACATAGGGTCCGTTCTTTTCGTTTGCGACAAACATACTACCACCTGTTCCGGATATAGGCTTAGACCATTCGTTGTCAACCTTGATGTAAAGTTCGATATCTACAAATGCAGCCATTTCAATTCCGTGTGGTTCTGTCCATTTTTTTGTAGTTATGTAATACCACCCAATTCCACATGGACCAAATAATTCAGTTAAAGTTTTGATTCTCCACATTGGATTTATGTCTGTTTTTCCGTTCATTCTTCCGCCATTTATTTTCTTTTGAGCGGATGCAGGAACTTCCCTTACTTTCTCATAGAAATTAAGATTATCCATATAATCACCTAATCCTTAATGAACTACCTTGTTCTAAATGTGCGAAATCCAAATCTTGATTTTTAAGTAATTCTTTTATTTTTGCGTTATCTGGTTTTGGTGGTTGTGGTATTAAAAATTCTTTTGGAACGTCTTTATCTATTACTAATTTAGGTGGATTATTTTGAATAGTGAATGAAAATAGGGTTGTCTTAAATTTTTCTTTTCCTGTTATTCTCATGGAATTTTCAAGGCTTTCTTTCATTCGTTTTATGTTACTTTCTAATACATTTTTTCTACTAGTAAGACGATCAATTTCATTCATCAAGATGGTTGTATTGCTTTCTAATTCCTTAATGATTTTTGCGTAACCATCGGCTTTGATTTCTATCTCACAATCGATACCTTCTAGAGTATCTTTTAACATTGTTTCATCTAATTCACCCTGTTGTATAAGTTCAAGCAATTCTTTAAATTGCCCTGTTAATTCATATAATGTTGACATGGCTTAAGCCCCTTTCCAAATACTTCTCTAATTGTTATATGGTCATAATAAAACGGTAAATCTTCTAGTCTTATCTCTTCTACTTCTTTCTTGATTTGTATTCTTTTTAATCGTTCCTGCTCGTTCTCATGAGCTATGTATGCGTCGTAGTTATCTGGAGTCACTGAACATCACTTCCAATCAAATAATTTAGAAATTGTTCTGTTCCACGAAAATAAAAATTAACTAAAGGTGAATCTAATGTTATATATTTGATCTCTATCAAATTTTGTTCTTTATCAAATAAACAAACATCAATTATGCGTCCATGACGAAACGTTATGTTATGACCTTTTTCCTTAGCTTGTAGGAATAAGTCATATAAATTTTTTATTCGCTCATTCATTTCTACCACCAGTAACTATCTGTCGCATTTCTTCAATACACTTAGGGCACATATGTACACCGTTCTTTACTACGAGTTTCTTTTCGTCTGTGGATCCGCAACATACGCATTGTAATTTTGGTCTATCAAGACAGATAACTCCATCATCTTGAAAATATATATCAATTGGATCACCGGATCTTAAATCTAAAGACCTTCTCATTTCCATTGGTAGAGTAACTCTTCCTAAATTATCTAAATTTCTAATTATTCCTTTTGGCATATTATCTACCTGCCTTTCTGCCTAATTTAATACTACCGAGTAACCCGTTAAGAGAATGTTTTTTCTCTATTGCTTTTGCTTGCTTTTTAGGAATTTCTTTTATACTGTGATTTTCCTTGTATTGCTTCCATAAAACCTTGAACCCTTTATTGCTTTTATGTACTCTATAAGATTTATTTCTTAAAACTGTTCTAATTAATTTTCTCATCTTGCATATTCTCCTTATAATTTGATATAATGTTATTGGTTATTTTTCTACCTGCTCATTGGATATTGCCGTATCCTTTGAGCCTTTTTATTTTCTTGTACTGTATTTATTGCTATTACGATTCCTATGTAAATTAGTGCTATGGCGCATCTTATAGCACATTGCAATATTGTGATATCGTCTAGATGTAATTCTCCTGCTTGGCCTATTACGAATATAAAGGCTATTACTGCGGTTATGTTTAATGTGTAATGGATGGGATTAGTTAGTTTCTTCATTGGTCACTCCTTGAAGCTGTATTTTGTCAAGGAATGAAATAGCATTACAATAACGACCATGTTTTTCATATATGAACTTTTCTAATGCCTTTTTCATACGTCTGTATGCTATTTTTTCACTAGGTGACGATGTATATAAATCTGCCTTTATGTAGTCCCAGTAAGTAGAAAAATGCGATTGATAAACCGATACTTCATTGAATAATCCATCATTATCACCACGATATGCCTTTTTACGTTTGATTGCATTGAAATGGTAGTCGTTTATACATAGATAACTGTCATTAACTCCTATTACCGTATACTCTTTTTTAGTCTGTTCCACTTTATTTTCCTTGAAATCTAAATTGATGCAAAAGTGATAGACCTTATCTTTTACTTTCATTTCAGCTTGTCCCCCTTTCTTATATACATAATTGTGCTTGTCCAAGGAACTTGTTAATAAAATACTGCTGACCTTTTCCCGTGACTTTAGTTGTTTTATTTACAGTTACATGACCATCTGAATGAGATATAGCTGTTTCTTTTACTGTAAATAACTCTTGTTCCATGCTTCTCTGTGTAGGAGCGTTAAAATCTGTTCCTTTTCTCTTAATGAGATACCCGTTTTCACGTAACCATGCAAACAATCTCTTTTCGCCTATATCAATCCCATTCTGCTTAATAATTTTTGCTAATTCTCCAATTAAGATAGTTTTGTCAGATGAAGCTACTGCATCAGCAAATATCACTTTAGGCTTGTCCTGTTCAGATTTAGTAAGTAACATTGTGTTAACAGTACTTAATTGTTTGTTCTTTTCTCTTTCTTCTTTTAGTGCTGATGCAACTTGTATTAATAGATCTGGATTATTAATTAGTTCATCTGTTGCATACATACCATGTTTACGAATTGATGGAAGTACTTCATCAAATACCCATGATTCAAATTTTTCTGCTGATGGTAATTCACTATGTGATATAAGTCTATAAATATCTCCTTCTGGTATTGCATTTATTGCTATTGTTTTACCATTGCTTTGTGGATGTGGTACATCGTGTTTCACGACCCACCTACAATGTCTTATTACTGCATCTTGGAAGTTTCTATACCCAAGTGCTTTAGCAATATCACTGGCAACAAAATATGGTTTACCGCCGATATCCAAAGTTCTAACTTGTCCAAACTCTGGATTGTTGAAAATTTGTAAATTATTCAATTTGATTCTCCTTTCAAACATTTAAGTTCTAAGCAACATTATTTTTATTTTCAATTACTTGTTCTGCTACTTGTTGGATTGTTTTGTATACTATTTCAGTAACTCCAACTGTTGGTATTCTAATACCTTTAATGCTATCTTTTTCAGTTCCATCTGCCATAATATGTATGACTTTCATTCCTAAGATGTATTCTGCCATATGTACACCGCCCTTTGTCCATTTTTGGACAATTGAAATTAAAAAATTATCTTGTCCATTGGAATCCCTGTCTTTGCACTAATTCTGGACAATTCGCTTGCTCCGATTTTAGAACCTTTTTCAAATCTACGGTATGTAGTGTATGGAATTTGCACATATTTTGCAAATTCTTCTTGTGTAAAACATAACAATAGCCGTATTTCTTTTAACGTAACCTTATCTTTAAGTATTACTTTTTCTAACATTATCGTTTTGCTCCTTTCTTAAGACATCATAGATGCCCCGTATGCTCGTTAGGTCATGCAATCTATTACATTTTACTTTCCAATTTTTGCTTTATTGAAAATGCAGTATCCATATTATCAAATTCGCTTATAATATAATAAGGTATTTCATTTACATCATTTGTTATCCCTATTAATAAATATCTAATTTCTTTGTCAATCTTTTTTACAACTACTTCAAGCTTTTTAACTTCTCCTTTTATTTTTGAAAATGTATCTTCAACTGTAAGTGGTTTTAAATTTAAATTAACACTATAAAATAAAATATCAAGATTATTATTTCTAGGGTTAAATGTTATATATACTTTATTTGTAATATTGTCTATTTCAACTATCATATTTATAAATTTATCGCTATAATCATTTTGATTTTTATTAAGACTAAAATAAATTATACTCATGATATTCTTGTCCATATTCGTTCTCCTTTTCATTTTCTCTTGTCCTTTATTGGACAATTTGATAATACCACTATTAAAATACTTTGTCAACCACTTTTGGACAATTTTTTAAAAATTTTATTTGATATTTGTCCACTAGCGGTATATAATATATTTATATCTAATAAGAAAGGGGAATTATCGTGAACGAATTTGATAAAGTTTTCTATTCAATTGTAGGTAGAAAACTTAGAGAGTTACGTAATGACAAAGGACTGACTTTAAAAGAAGTTGCTGAAAATCTTGGCATTACATTCAAAACTCTCCAACGGTATGAATTAGGAGAACGCAAGATTGATATACCGTTATTACAAAATATCGTAACATCTCTGGGTGGAAATTATGATTCTTTTATAAATGACATTCAAAAAGAACAATATTCAGATATTGTAAAAGAAGAATCACACTATTACATTAACGATGAAACTTTGAAAATAGCCGAAGAACTTTATAAAAACCCACAATTGAAAATTTTATTCGATGCTAGTAGAAATTCTAAACCAGAAGATTTATTACTTGTAGCAGAATTAGTTAAAAAAATGAACGATACTGATAAGTAAGGCTTATAATTTAAAGGGGTGTTTATTTATTGAATATAATTACTGAATTAGTTGACTTGCCATGTTCAATAAAGGGGTTTACTGTCAAAAACCCTGATGATTCATTTACAATTTTTATAAACAGTAAATTGAATGATGAGCAGCAAAGAGATGCTTATATGCATGAATTTGGTCATATAGTAAATGGGGATTTTGACAAAGAAAGTGCAGATGAAATAGAAATGATATCACATGGTTTTAGAGTAAATTTCGCGCATGAATTTGTTTTTTAATTAAAATGGAGTATTAAAACATTACTTTAATAAAATAAAAAAGTGACTCTTTGTAAATAACAACAATAGGGTCACTTAATCATATACAAACAGAAAGGGAAAAACACATGAAAGCTGGAATATACATTAGAGTTAGTTCAGCCGAGCAAGCACTGGAAGGATATTCTGTTGGATCTCAAACTGATAAATTACAAGCTTATTGCATGGCAATGGGATATGATATTTATAATGTTTATACTGACCCAGGTTTTACTGGGGCAAATATTGACCGCCCAGCTATGAAAAAATTAATTAACGACGTTGAAAATAAGAAAATTGATATAGTGCTAGTAATGAAATTAGACCGTTTATCGAGAAGTCAGAAAGATACGTTATACCTAATTGAAGATGTATTTTTAAAAAATGGGTGCGAATTTGTTTCTGTAACCGAAAGTTTTGATACTAGTTCTCCGATGGGGCGTGCTTTTATAGGAATCTTGGCTGTTTTTGCACAGTTTGAAAGAGAACGGATATCAGAAAGAACTATGGATGGGAAGATTGAACGTGCTAAATCCGGCAAAGCTATGGGATGGTATAAAGTTCCTATAGGGTATAATTATGTAAATAAAGAATATATAGTTGACCCGTATGAATCTGAATTAGTTAAAAGGATATACAACCTTGCTGAAGAAGGATACTCAATGGTTAAAATTAAAAAATTTATAGATGATGAATTTACATCTGGAACTAAATATAAAACCAAAGATGGGAAATATCATGTCAAAACAATTAGAGAAATTTTAAGAAATACTGTTTACATCGGAAAGGTTAGATTTAATAAAGAGTCTTTTGATGGAATACATGATGCAATTATAACCGAAGAACAATTTAACAAAGTACAAAACATTAGAGAAATTAAAAATAAGAATGCATTGGGAAGTAGAAAAAATCCGTTTAAATCCACACATATTCTTTCTGGATTTTTATATTGTGGTATCTGTGGCGCTAGAATGCATGCGCAAACAAGACAGAGAATAAACAACAGTCGAAGTTATTATATTTGCTATTCTGTTAGTAAAACAACTTCAAAATATACTATCGACCCTAATTGTAATTTAAAAATAATTGATGGTGAAACTTTAGACAACTATATAATCAGCGAAATTCTAAATTTAAAATTAGATAAATCAAAGTTTAATGAAATTACTGAAAATGCTGAAGAAGATGAAACACTAAAAGATGCAATTTTAATAAAATTAAAAGGTTTAGATAATAAAATTAACAAGCTTATGGATTTATATTTAAATGATATTTTTGACAAGCAAGAATTAGAGAAGAGAAATGAACAATTAATTAATGAAAAAAAATCATTAGAGAAAGAACTTGAAAATGCAACTAAAACTATACGTAAATTAAGTAAAAAAGAAGCAGTAAAAGTTATTAATAATGCAGAATTAGTATTTGAGAACGGAACTTTGGATCAGAAGAAGTCATTGATATCATCATTAATAGACAGGATTGTAATAGATAACGATAGCATAAAAATATATTGGACATTTGTGTAATGTGTGCCGATAGTTTACTTTCCATGTATGCATCGTTTTTTATCGGCTAATGCTTATTTAAAGGAATGTATTAAATAATTAACTTAGCTTATCCTTGGTTAAAATATTATTATTTGATATATTCTCCCATATATTGTATAATTGTGTTACTATTTTGATAATCAAATAAGGGGGGGATTTTATATGGGGTTATTTGGACCATCTTTAAATGAATTGGCTCAACAAGAGTTTGAGTTAAAAAATAAAGAAAAAACAAAAAGATATACTGAAAATTATAGCGAAACAGTAAACACAGAATCCAAGATTGTTTCAATATTAAAAAATAAAAATTTTATGTTCGTTATTTATTTTGTATGTATATTAATTATTTCATATACAGTATTTTTTTATATTTGGGAATCTCTATTTTCAAAAAGTGGAATATCATTAAGAGAATTTAATGCTATTGAAAATGGTATGTCGTATTCAGAAGTTGTTAAGATTGTAGGTGAACCAGGTGAATTACTAAGTAGTGTAGATTTAAATATCGGAAGCGAATATAGCACGGTAATGTATGTATGGTATGGAAAGAATAAAATAGCTAATGCTAACGTAACTTTGCAAGGCGATAAAGTAATAATGAAAGCTCAATTTGGATTAAATTGATATTAACCCCACTACTAATTAAAGTAATGGGGTTTTATAATTTAAATAATTCATCTCTATCAAGTAATATTACATTACATTGTTTTGCCATTGTTATAGCATTTTTAGTAAAATAATTATTTGTGATAACAGCTGCTTGTGATCCGTGAAAGAATTCTCTTGCGCTTATTACTTCTTGAACCGCCTTAACTCCAACCGAACTATTATATCTCTTGGCTTGAATAATTATTCTTTCTCTATTCTTGGTTAGTATTAAATCTGCTCCATAATCACCACTTCCACCTACGTGTTGAACATTGTAACCTTTCTCTTGATATTTGTTTACTAGGTATCTTTCAAATTCTGGCCCTGTCATGCTGTCTATATCATATAGGTTAGAATTTTTATATTTATATTTTTCTATAATTAAAGGAATAACTTTATATAATATGGAGAATAATAACAAGGCCACACCTATATAAACAAATAATTCAATATATCTGAGAACAATCATCAATAAGATAAAATACAATATGCTTAGTGGATTGCTACTTCTTTTGTATCTCATAATCTTTTCTGTCCCCTATTCTTTTAGGGTTCTATTTGGTTTCATTTCCGAAAGGAAGTCTAAATAGCTTTATGCGTTATAGTTATTATATTCTTTTTATTTTTTGATTCCTATAACCAATCATTATCATCGTAATCATCATCAACACTAATATTGTTTTTCTTTTTATAATCTTCTATTGTATCATGTATTATTTTATCTTCTTCTTTCAATAAGATGTGTGTTTTTATAGCGTATGGTATAAGTAATGCAAATGCTACAATATCAATTGATCTTGCTACAAAATCATGAAAACTATCTATTGTAAAATAATTATCTAGACATAATTTAATTAAATCCATATAAGACTCCTTTATTATTATTGACAGATTAATAGTTATTTATTCATATTACATATAGTTTTTAAATTTAATAATTCATAATTGACTTTTGTTTGTTGCAATTTTACTGTATCGCTCACAATGAATATAGTTGGCATTACAGGATAAAAATTTTTATAAGTTTCTGAACTATAAAACTTTTCGTATTTTAAGAAATTAAAACCTTTGTTAGATATTTCAACTTCTAATAATCCAATGTATTTTTTTCCATGCTTTTCATATCCAAATACTGCATCTGGACGGATATTTTCTAAGACAGGTTCTATTTTAAAAGTAGCAATATTATATTGTTTAGACATATAACTATAAAATTTAGTTACTAATAAACTGTGCTTAAGTTGTTGTGGTCTTTTTATATAATAGATGTATTCATTATTGATACTGTCACGATCGCGTTTTATTTCCTTACTGTCTACCATTTTTTTAAGACGTTTTTGACACGCTGATAAACTAGGAAAGAATAAATTTGCTATAGTTGTGGTATTTGCAACTTTGAATTCTTTTAAAAACTCTTTAATATCTAAATCTCTAGTTGTAGTCATTGTAAGCCTCCAAACATGAAAAATCTTGTAATTCTCCATTTTGAATAGGCTTTATTACCTTCTTTTCTACATACGTATGCTTTATTAATTCCCTTGCTTTGTCTGGCTCTAAGAATGGTGCTTGAACTTCAACTTTTACTCCACGTTTAAAGATTCCATGACCTTTTCCACGTAACTTTTCTAGTCCTGGTTCATCTATAATAATTTGACTATTTATATTGTTTAGAGTTTTTAACCCTAGAATATTAGTAATATTTGCTTTTATCTCGCTATCCAAGACCTTTGATGACGGTCTTTGCGTGCTAAGAATAACATGTATTCCGCATGCTCTTGCTTTTCTTCCAAGTTCTTGCAATATAAAAATACATGATTTGTCTTTATCGCTTTGTAAATCTGCAAATTCATCTATAATCAAGACTTGGTAATCCAGCTTTTTATATTTGAATTTTTTATTATATTCCTTGATATCCTTTACATCTTTTTCAAAAAATAAATCATATCTTCTATCAACTTCTATACTTAGATTCAATAATAATTCTTTCGCTTCTTTTATATTTCTACAAAAGCTTTCTACCTTACTTGATTTACGGAAAATATTAAATTCAGCACCGTTTTTCAAGTCTACTAGATGGAGCTTAACTTTAGATTTTAAAATTAGATTTGTTATTATAGAACGTAAGACTGTACTTTTACCACTTCCTGTTTCTCCATATATACCAAGATGTGGTTCACCATCAGATAAGTCGCAACTTATTAGAACATCTTTTCTGTTGTATCCTATCAATATCGGAACTTCACCTTTGATATCAACAGGATCATATTCGTAAAGACTTTTTAATTCTGTTTCAAATACTTCTATTTGAATTTCTTTATATGTGTATTTTATGCTTATTTCTCTTCCTAAATATTGCTCTATTTGTTCTTGCTTATCTTCAAAATCTGATAAACATAATCCACATGGCAATGTGAATTTATATACTGTGCTATAATCGGTTTTGATTCTTTTTTTTAGGAATGGATATGCTCCATCCATGCCTAATTCTAAATTTCTAAATACCTTATCGAAACGATTATTTTTAACAGCCATATATGCCATTCCTGCGAATCCACCACTATATAAAATAGTTCCAATTACTGCCCACGGTGGATAAACAGCAGATATTAAAGCACCACCCAAAACCGAATAAGTGCACGTAAAAAGCATTGAACTTTTTGTATCTTTTTTTGTCGTTTCATTCATTCATTACACTCCTTTATTTTGACATATTATTGTGGAGTGATATGATAAAATAGAACAAGCTAATCACTCCGATTGGCTAATGTATTACCCTGTGTTTCGCTCGCCAAAGTCATGACACGGGGTAATTTTAAAAGTCTAGTAATCCTTTGATTTTTTCTTCTTTTTCTTGTGTTTTCACTTCTCTATTTTCTCTTATGTACTCTTTCAGAACGTCCTTAACCCAACCGCCCTTAGATGAATGTTTACAAATCTCTTCATAAACCCATAATTCATCATCCTTAAACGATAGGGTTACAGTAGTCTGTTTTTTGTCACCTGACATAGTTCACTACCTTTCTCGGCTCTATATATTTTTCATATTTCGTAAGCCCTACGTTATAATACCCTATGGCATTTGAAAACTGACTATCATCTACCATTATCACTTCATAAAACCGTTTTTTAAATGCTCCGTATAATAAATTTGCTCCACCACCGCATAAATATATTGGAGTAGTTTCACAAGGATAATTTAACTTTAGTTCGTCTACAATAGGTTCTAAATAATCTTGTAAAGTAGGCTGTAAGAAATCTAAATTTTGTTCTATTCCATGTATTCTTAATCCATTAAGAAGAATTCTTTCTGCTTCTTTAGTTTCTAATCTTAAACCATATTTTAAATTTACTTGCTCAATAATATTAGAAAATAAAGTTCTCATTCCCTTGTACCATGTATCGCTCTTTTCAATATGCGGATTTCCGTAATTCATCTGTATCAATGCTACGTCAATAGTTAAACCACCAACGTCGATTATGATCTTATCTCCTTTTGAACTTCGAATTGCATATAACGATGCAGCTCCTTGCGGAAACACTGTAACATCGTGTATTCTTATTTTTCTTTCGTTTCCTTGATATTCTATTTTGCAATTGTTGTAACTCATTACCGTATTTCTAAATCTTTCATTTTGTGCCTTAAATTGTCCTATAGGTAAACCGACAACTAAATAATAATCCGTATCTCCACTTATTACTAAATTCATTAGTGTACAAGCTTTGTTAATATCTGCGTCTGTTTTGTCAATATCACTTGTCATTTGACCTACTCCAACATAATAATCCTTTCCGTCAATAGTAATATGTTTTGAACCTGTTACCATCTTATCGGTGTATGAAATAGCTGATTTAATAATTCGCTTTTCATTATCTTTGGTGAATGAATAACCATTGTCTAAACCTTTTATCATATTGCCCCCTTTAAGATATTTTGGAATATAAGTTATATTTTTATATTTATAACTTATTGTCTTGATATAATGTATGTTATAAATTATAAAATGTTGACAAAAATTATAATTTTTTTTAAAATATTTTAATTTATAACTTTAGCATGGTTAGCAGTGCGAATTAGTTTGTTTTTTATTTACATTTTAGTGCTTTAGTACTATAATAATCACGTCGATTTCCCTGTCGACATACCAAAAAGCGACCCATGTATTTGCCCTCACAAGTATATGGGTAAAACGAAAAAATCCCCTACAGTCATTTACGACCATAGGGGATAATATTATTTTACTCTATTCACTTTCAATGCATTAATTGTTTTCTTTCCTGCTCTTGAGCCATTGTCCAAACCAAGTTTATTCCATCCTAGCATGCGCCAATAGCTCAATACGGCTTGTTTTGTCTTACTGCTGTAATCTCCGTTAATTGTAAGTGAAACAAACGAATTTGAGACTTTTAAAGCCTTGTTCAATTTCCTTTGTAACCACTTAATATCATCTTTAGATGAATCCTTAGTAATTGTTTTAACTGGAGCAACATACAACTGCTCTTCTACTGCTTGTCTGAAATCATCCATCGTCTTTCCATGTTTCGGGAACCAATGCATAACATCACCATGATTTGACGCAATACCTTGTTTGTAAGCTTCGGAATGACAAATTATATTGTCTGTTTCAATGTTATATTCCTTACATACCTTCGCACATAAATCAACTGAATTTTGATAAACTGCATCGAAATAAGCTTGATATTTCTTAACATCATACCCAACCATAACAGAACTGTTAGGCTTATATGTAAAACCGCTAGGCTCGCATATCTCAAATTGAATATGAGTATTATTGCCACTTCCTTTAGGGCCAGAAGCACATCCCCAAGGACGATAATTCCAAGGTAATGTCTGGATGATACGATTTGTTTCGATTAATGCATGAACTGCAGCTTTCGCATCTGGTTTATTCCAGTTATTGAATATTACATCTGCGTTTGGTTGTGGTGTTCCTAGAGAATGAATGATAATACCTTTTGGAATGATTGTTTTCCCTTGCTTATAGCAATCACTCTTTGTAAGGTATCTTTTTGTAATTGGTAACATATTAATCACCATCTTTCTTATCAGCCAAATTCCTAATAGCTTCGAACGCTCCAGTGCTTGCTAATCCGCTTGCTAAACCACCTAATAATATAACGGGTGTAAAACTCCAACTATTCAACCAAATATTTAAAATAACACCTACGATAGCCATAATTAGCGGTATGTATTTGTTAGGAATGAAATCTAAGCTATTCTTGATTACATAACCTAAACATAGGCAAATTGCCATTACAACGATTACAACATAATCTGCTAAAAATTCCATAAATTAATTACCATCCTTTCTAATGAAAAATACCTTGTTGAACTGCATAAAAAAAGAAACCTAATAACGAAGCTAATAAGGTCCCTATTAATGCGTTAATGCTCTTAGTTTGTTTATCTAACTTCTCACATAAATTGTCTAACTTTACATTTGTCACTGCATCACTCTTTTCCAATGCGTCAAGCCTTTCACTGTGGTTGTCTAATCTTTTGTCATGAACTTCTAGTTGCTTTTGTACAAATTCAACATTCATACATAATATACCTTCTTTCTTTAATTTAAAAAGGCACCCTGCATGGATGCCTTATTTTACGATATATTGTATTGTTTTATAACATAATTAATTCAGCATAGGTAAAATATTATCAATCATATATCCCGCAATTTTAGAACCAAGAACCTTTTTCCCTGCTTCATTAGGATGTACCGATGTATAATCTCCATAACTGTTTTCTTGACTTAGTAGATAATCAGTATAATTTGATTCGTTAATGTTACATGCTTCATATAAATCAAAGCATTTAACATTTCTGTATTCACATATTTCCAACATACATCGTCCGTAATCATAAAGGCTTCCACCGGCATTATTAACTATGCCAGTCGAATCATCAAAATTATGTCTATCAGGACTTATACCAAATATTGGAGTAACAAACATTATTATTGAGTCAGGATACTTTTCTTTTAGTTTATCAATCATTAAATTAACAGCATATGCAAATGTGGAAGTATCTTTAATTGTTGATAAATCTCCAATCTTAATATTCGAACCCCAATCATTTGTACCCCCACCGCAAATAATAATATCTGCTTTCCTTGGTAGCTTTGAAATCCTTTTATCTGAGTTTATTTCATCCTGCAATTTTGTACCACCTATAGCACAATAAGAAACATCTTTAAATTTAAGAATATCCGTTAATCCATAAGCCCAACCTGATTCAGTTGCTTCAATGCTATCACCTTCAATAACTAAAGAATAATCACTAAATCCATAATATTCAGTTCTTTCATTACTTCGTAGTTTTATGTAAAGTAGAGAAATAATAGCAATACAAATAATTGCTAAAAAACCTGTATAAATATGTATCATTCTTTTTTTCTTCATTGCTTATTTTTTACCTTTCGTTTTTATTTTGTTATACCACAAAAACAATAAAAACGAAAGATGTTTTTTCCATAAAGCGGAATTATAATGTACTAATCCATCTAGCATGTATTTCAGCCAAAAATCTATTAGCATTTCCACTTAAATCAGAATGCGGATGTAAATCGTCTGGCATCCATATTTGTGTCATAGTATAATTTGAATGAGTTGTTAATGAGTTTTCAATCCAGTATCCATTTACCCATGCACCTTTTGATTTTACAGTTTTTTGTGTCCATCCTGTATTTTCCCAAGTTTTTTCTAATGGATAACACCAGATTTCATTATATTTTTTTTGTAACATAGAAATGTTTAATTTTCTAGAATTCTCGTAATGACCTATGAATGCAATTTTAGCTTTTGGATTACAATCTAGTATTCTATATATAATAAAATTCATTGCCCCGATTGCATAGCTTCTATCATTTTCATTCGTTGGAACATTTAACATTTCATCCCCCCAAACCCCAGCAGTATGTTCGTTATGACCATGGTCAAATATAAATAAATCTGGAAAATTATTAGCAGTGAGATATTTGTCTAATTTAATATCGTAACTACATGATTTATAAAATGTTTTATCCATGTCGCTAATTACATCTGGTGCATTAATAATGACAGTTTTCCAAGTAGACCAATTATCAAATATTGATTGCTTCTCTGTGGACGATAATGATAGTGAACGCATTAAATTTTCAAAATACATACCACCGTAACCCATTGTGTCTGTTCCGCTTATGCTTTGCCATGCTCCAGCTCTTACACAACTACTTCCAACAGCTTCATTAATTACGTTAGCCCCAAGTAGCGTGCCTATAATTTGCGGATAGTTTCCACCTATACCACCACCGGCAGGAATTGAAGTACCAAAATAAGCAATCTTTCTGTTTCTCCATGATATTCCATATTTTAAATCTTTATCACTGTATTTATTTGACGGATTTATATTTGATATAGGTCTAGATTTTTTTATATTGATATATCCTTGTACCCAAAAGTTAAAAATAACTTTACTACCATTTGTAGGAACTTTCACAACATAATTATTATACGTCCTTAATGTACCAATAGTACCTGCATCATATGTTTTTAGTAAATTATTTGATGAATCAAATATATATACCATTGAACATCCACCAGCAATGCTTGAGTAATTTAATAAAAATCTGTCTCCGGATTTACAATCTTCTACATACGAATGTATAATATCATTAGCCGTAAAAACATTAGATGAATTATAAAAGCCATTTTTTACAGTTGATTTAATATCATTATATTGAGATAAAATATCTTGTAATTTAACGTCTATTATCTTTTCAATTTTATATGGATACGCTATTGAAAAATTAAACGCAATTTGTGTAACTCCTTTTGGTATTTCAATTACGTAATCATTTAAAGTTTGTAAAGTACTTGATATCCCCTTCTTAAAACATCTCAACTCATTATTACAAAGAACTGTAGAAGGGTATAAGAGATTAACCATATAAATCGCACTATATGAATATAAACTAAAATTCAATAGAAATTTGTCCCCTGCGTTACAATTTATAATAGTTGAATGAACTGAATTATCGGAAGTTAATGTTCCATCATATGATGTGTATC